GGATCATCACACTCGCAAGTATCGCAAGTACAGACCCCATATATATCAGTATGAAATTCTTCTAAACAGTGACATTTATGGCCACATTTTTTGCATTCGTTTTTGTTTTTTTTTAAATCCATACTGACTCATTAATTTTAGGTTATTTTAGCGCAGATCTAGTGCGGGGATGTATATTAAAATATACAATATAAAACGGCAATTACTATAATCACTGCTATAGCTGTTTGTTTTTTATGTGCTTTAGCTAGTTCTAAGTAATCGTTTGGTGTTTTTCCATATATCAACATAATAACTCCTATTTTTATTTCCAGTATTGTACAATAATATTTGAATTTAAGTAAGATCTTTTTTATCTTCTTTTATATTTCCCCAATTAGTTCCTTTTTTATAGGTAACTTTGTTGGGAACTTTAAGAGGAATAGCCATTTCCATTGTTGTTTTTACTATTTTAGCTTTTTCTTCACTATCAATAGATAAACACAACTCATCGTGAATTTGTATCTGTGGTAAAATTCCTTGTTCATATAAATCCACCATAGCTTTCTTGGTCATATCGGCCGCGCTTCCCTGAATTAATCTATTTAAAGCTTTGTATGTAAATGCAGGTTTATAATAATTAGTAAAGTCTTTCATATAATTATCCGCTATACTGTCTTTAAATTTATCTAGTAACTCAGCTTTAAAAGCTATCTTTGCTTTTTCTTCTGTTAAGATGTCTACTGGGTCATATCTATTAATTTTACTATTCCACTCCCTGTCTCTAGTTTCCCATCGATTAAATCTGCAAAATCTATCTCCCAATGTAAATAATAATTTATTATCTTCTGCAAACTCAATTAAATCCTGAGATAACTTTTTAACAAACGGAGCTTTCTCATGATAAGTATTAAATAAAGTGTGGGCTTGAGGTTTAGTCAAATTTAATTCACTGGCTAATTTTATTTTACCCATACCATAAAACAGTCCTAGGTTAATTGTTTTGGCCGTGGTCCGCGGTATTTGAGCCATGTCTGCTACAACTTGGTGAAAGTCTACATCTGATGTCTTATAAGATTTTTCAATCCGTTCTAAACTTTCTCTTAAGTTATTAGGCATTTCAACATTAGGGTTTTTATAAGGGTAGATGGTTAAGGCGTAATGGACCACTATACGTGGCTCTTGTTGTGAGTAATCGAATGATCCCCACGTACAACCTTCATCAGGTATAAAAAGTTCTCTCATCTTTTTACCAATAATTCCTTTAGATGGAATTTGTTGTAAGTTAGGATTAGACATAGAAAATCTACCCGTAACCGTTCCACCTTGGTCAGATCTAATTTGATTGATGTCTGCATGTATTCTCCCTTTATGAACAAAATCTAATAGACCTTCAACAAAAGTATTTTTAGCTTTGTCACATTCTCTAGCTTTTACAATCATTCTTAAGAAACGATTCTTGTGAGTTTTTAAATAATCTTTTGGAAGCTTAGGAGTTGTTGATGGAACTAATTCTGTTTTAGGTTCACCCTTCTCATCAAGAATATTTTTACCATCTTTACCTTTTAATTTTTTCTTCCTGTCTTTTGTTTTTTCGTAATCTGTAATTTTCTCATGCTCTAACAAAGCTTTAATAGAAGAAGCGGCCCATATATCTATATCAACATCTGTATGTTTTTTAATAATCTTTAATAAATTATCTCTGCGTTTTTCTAAAAGTTTTCCAAGTACCTTAGCTTTTTCGACATCTATCCTAACGCCTTTAAACTTCATGTCAACCAAACATGGAAATAATTTAGTTTCTAATTCAAATATCTTTCTACATGTTTTAAATTCTTTACTTCCATCTGCTTTAGTTTTTGTGTATAATACTTCGTCTAGTTTTTTTTCAAATAGCTCCCACAGTTTTAATGTTAAGTTAACATCTTGCTCTGCATAATTTTTTACTAAATGATGAGGTAGTTTGTGCATGTTAGACATTGGATCTTTTATCATTCCATTAGACCACTCTAAAACTTTTTCAGCTAAATCATATTTGTATTTAGATTCTTTTAAATAATCTTTACTTATAGAATCTAAAGAATATCTCATTCTAGTTTCATCAATAACTGATGCAGCAATCATGGTATCTAACAATTTACCTTGTGGCATGTTTCCAGTTGCTGATCTAATCCAACAGACATCGTACATAGCGTTATGAAATACCTTACGTATGTCCTTGTTTTGAAATATTTTTTCATTCAAATAAACCCATGTTTCTTTGGTATTTAAATTATCGGTCATATGATGAGCAATAGGGAAATAGAAAGTTTGATTCTTGGTAGCTATAGCTATGCCGGTAACAAAACCATCTTTTCTTACAGCACCTAATCCTTTTGTTTTTAAATTAGGATCGTAAGTCTCTAAGTCAATTGCAACAGTATCTATACCTTCTAAATTTAACTCACTAAGTTGTGGAACAGCACACATTATTTATAATCCCTTTCTATTATCATTTCTAAGTAGTGAATAGCTTTCTCTATATCTTTTAACTCTCCTTTTGCCTTATGTCGACAAATATATTTAATTGCATTTCCTTCTGCAAAAAGTAATTTATTTTTATTAATAAATTCTGCTGGTTGAACCACCATATCTTTATAATGTGTTCCTCCTACTTGTTTATCGGATGCTTTGATTTTCATTCTTCCTTCCTAATGTTAGTTTTCTTTGGGTTTGTAAACTCCAACAATCAAATATTCCTCGACTGTAGGCTGTGTAGGCTAGTCTTAATTGAGTAAACCATTTTTCGTGTCTGGTCATAGTGTGGTCTACAATAACATTATCAAATGTTAAACCTTTTACCTGGTGTATATTACCATATTTAATTTGAATTTTTTTATCGTAGTCAAAACCTTTGGCTATTATTTTTTTAATATAAAGTAAATTTTCTTTAGTTGTTTTAGATGGAACTCTAACTAAATCAAAATCTGTGTATTGTTTACATTCAGCTTTTAAAAGACCTTTACTAATTAAAGTATCAATTGTGTAATCCTCTTTTAACCATCCCTCAAAAACTTTAGGATCTTTTTTTCCTCGAACAATAACTTTACTCCCCATGTAATCCCAAAAGTTTTTTACTTGTGTAAGACTGACTGGTTTACCTTTTATAAACTCCGGCCATACATGATGAGCTCTTATTTCTTTTTTAGATACGTGCGCTGTGTTACTAACATGGGCATATTCTAAACCATGATAATCAAAGAATTTTCTACAACGTGTATCTCCTGGTGTTCCTCTAAAGGTAAATAAAAATGTTTGATTGGTATTTTTTATTTTATCTAATAAAATATCTAAATGACTAGAACCCTGTAGATTAGCTAAATAATAACTGTTTCCTTTAATAACTTCCCCTATATGTCCCATAGCGTGCTTCTCAGTATACTTCGCTGGTGTCCATACCCTATGAGACCCATAATGGTCCCAAATAGGTTTTATGATCTTCTTACAAAGAGTATTTATAGCTTCGCTACATCTTTTACCTTCTTCTAATTCGTGATAAGGGTTTGCTGCTAATTTATGAAAATAATCTGCGTCTGATCCTGCATACTCGAATAAAGTTTGATCAGCATCTCCAACTAAATAATAATGTCCTTCTTTTACATTAGTTGCCATCTTATCAAGAGCTTTTCTTTGAGGTACATTACTATCCTGGCATTCATCTATAATAATTGCATCTACATCTGGACACTTTACATCTGGATGTAAAAACTTTTCAACCATATCAGTAAAGTCACATCTTTTTGGAATTGAATTTTCTTTATATTCTTCATAAATTGGAAGTAATTCTTTAATCATTGGAAGAGAATAAGGAGCGTAATTTGTTTGATCACAAATCCTCCAATACTCATCTAAAGTTAAACCTCTTCCAGCTGCATCTGATCTAAATTTATATAAAGAATGCTTATCTACATCTCCCGAAGAATCTTTTGCAAATAATCTATTTTGTAAAATTAAATTTTTATGATCTTCGTATTCAAATATTTCTTTTTTTAAATGTCTTTTCTTACAGTAACTATGAATAGTAGAAATTTTATATTTCATACTTTTATCTGTGAAGCCTCTTTCTTTCATTTCTGGTATTTTTAAAATTGCAGCTCTAATCTCATTAGCCGCTACATTAGTGTGAGATAATATAATTATCTTATCAGGATGATATTTAGGTAGCAACTCCTTTTGATAAAGGTCCACTATATATTCGTGGGTTTTACCTGTACCTGGAGGCCCAGCTATAAATCTAGGTTCTATCTTTTTCGAATTCATTTGTTAGTTC